CCTATGTTTCTGAACCAGTTGAGCTTCAAATCACGGGTATCACAAAGACGCTGCGGGAGCAAAACATGCAGCTCACGGTTCAAAACAATCAGACTATAAATAGCTTGGTTGACAAGCTTTTATATAGTATAAGAAAATCCTAAGGAGGTATGATATGCAGAAAAGACAAGTTATCTGAACAAAGTTCAAGCTTTTCTGGAACGAGCTAGGTAACATTATTTTTAATGTCTTCTGTCCTATTCTTTCTACGTTAGCGGCTCTTGCTGAACTTTTCCAACTACCTGCCTCGGTAATTGATGCCCTTAAAAAGGCTGAATATTGATGTTTTTATGCTTATGGTACTAAGAAAACCATAGACAAATTAACAAATAAAGTTGCCGATGCTCTTGAAGATGGAAAGATAAGTAAAGAGGAGGCTTTAGATGTCGGCAGAGATGTTAAAGAATCCTTTGACAAACTTCGCGAAGACCTTAAAAAATAGCAAAATAAAAAGGAGAGCCTTATAAACTCTCCTTTTCTTTTGTTTAAAACAATGTCTCCGTTGGGTGTGTTTGTTTGCAATATTTATTATAAGCATATTTACCTATAAGAATAGCGTCTGCTACGTCATCGGTCACATCTATGTCAAACAATTGTTTAACTTTCTTCATGACATTTTTCTTCTGTTCCATTCTTTGCTTGCCAGTTATATTAAATTGCGCTTGTCAAACTTTGTTTAATACGCACTCATGACGAATTTTATTTTTAGTTAAGACCATTTTGACTACACCCATCAGTTCTGCCAATACTTTAAAAGTATTAAACATTGTTTGAGAAGCACCATTTGCTTGAAGTTGTATATCTTCAAACATAACAAAATCAGGCTCGCATACCTCTATAAAGTATTGAAGAAAATTATAGATTTTCACCAGTCTTTCTTCGGTTTCTCCTACAAACCGTATCACATCATAATATACTAAACGTCCATCGTCAAAAATACTTATACCAAAATTCTGAGTCGCCTGATCTCAACCCATTATCCTAAAACCCTTCTTCGCAGGGGGTCTGCAAGTATAAGTAACCTCTTGTTTTTCACAAAGTGGACAAGAGAAACTATTTAACCTCATTGTTCGCACATTTGTTATAAACTTATGTCCTTGGTTTTTACACCGAACTTCTAAGTCCCCGTCTAGTTTAGTGTATTGTTTAACATCTACAACTTCCATGCCTCGTGATTCGGCTATAGCAAGGACTTCTTGATCACTAAGCCTAGCCAATTAAATCACGACGGAACATTTCTGCCAACATTTCATTTCAAAAAACCGTCTCCTCTTCTGTTAGTTTTTCCATGTTAACAATACGCTTTTCAAACTCTTGATAAAGTTTTACCAATTCATCGTCGGAAAAATCTAATACATTTCTTTTCTTCTCCATGATAACCTCCTGAACCATTACAGTTCTTTAAGCTTAAAATAAATCTTATAAAGCGCCAGAGTATCTTCCAAGGCATTGTGAGGGTTATAAGTAATTCCTAGTGCCGCAGCAACTTGTTCTTGTTTGGCACCACCTGTTTTTCCCTGGCCATTGGGAAGCGGGCGAGTAAGTAGTTTGCCTCGTTTAATAACATCACGAGCTAGTTTTAAACCATCTTCGACCTCTATTGTATGAAAAGGATGTCCCTTAACATAACAAATATCGGAGCGTCCCCTTAAAAACCTCATATCAAATGACGCATTATAAGCTATTATTTTCTTTACACCAAGTCCTTCACACCACTCTACAAAAGACTCTAATACTTCTTTTTCTCTCCTGCAGTTAGCGACATCCCTGTCATATATCCCATTGATTGCACTAACGGCAGTAGGAATAGGTTTGCCGGGATTGATATATTCATGAAACTGAGCCTTGATAACGCCATCTTCCACATAAAGGGCGGCTATTTCTAAAATGGAACAGTATTGCTCACTTAATCCCGTTGTTTCTAAGTCTAAAAAAATTACTGACATCTTCACTCCTTGAGAACTTTTCCAAAGTCAACTGTGGGAAAAAATTCTTCTTCTCATCTTCTATATCCATATTTTTTAATGACGTCCGGATATTTTCTAGCGATATCCATCAACCACTGTATCTGTGGGGTAGATCATTTCAATTTGTTGTAAAATACTGCTGTAAAAGAAGCTTTATGATATGTTTGCGCACTACCACAAAACCATTCTATCATGCTTTCTTTTGGGGCGTATGTCATTCAAGCCTCTAACTCCTCAAAATAAAATCATAAAGGAGACTCCCTTCTACTCGGTGCTTGTAGGACAACGGCCACCCCATTTTCTTTTGCTTTATCTATAAGTGATAATCAATGGACAAGGTCGTTAATAATCTTGTCAGGTTCGCTATTATGATTAAAGCGATATTTAGGAGACACATAAACAGGCAGTAATTTTAAATTACTAAATTTGTCTCTAAATCTTTTCATAAAAGAAATAGCCTTTTCCAAGTCCTCTTCTTCACAAACAAACTTAAAACTACTACCTCTCTTGTAATCTAAACTCATAAATAATTCTTCAATCTTTTCGTTATTTATGATTGATTTTAATTGAATTTCTTTTTGAAAAACGATGTTTTTGTCTTTTTTAAGGAATTCTACGCAGGCTTCAATATCTTCGACACTTTGTGACCAAAAATTTTCATCGACAACTAAATTTCACTTAGCCTTTTTTATGGCATTGTGATAGTCTTGAATAAGTGGAAGTCGTTTACCATTACTATAAAACTGAATAATATTAGCCCTTGTCATCTTATTGTCTTCATCCATTCGATAGAGAAGATAGTCAGGACGACAGGCGCTTATTACTTCTGGTATTTCTTTCATGTATCTTTCATAGAATCGAAAGCCTTTTCCAATTAAATAAACCCTGGGGTCGCAAAGAGGAATGCCGGCCGGCAAGGAACCTGCCGCACCCTCTCTTACAACATACATAGTGTCGAAATCAAGTCGAAGGTAGTAGCTGTTCTCTGCGAAATTTACAATATCCCCCCTCTGTTTGTGATAACTAGAGAGTTTCATACATAAAACATTAGGAACAAAAGAATACTTATTATATCATTCTACATCTACTATTGTAACCCTCATTATTGCTTATCCTCAAAATATAAGAAGTTTCTATTTTCGTCAATGACGATACGACGAATTGGTTCAAAGCCAGTGTCTTTATAAACCTTAGGAATAAAAATACCATCTCTGAGTATACCAGTTAACATTAAATGAGTTCCTTTTTTAAGGAAACTATCTTGAATTATTTCTCCATCTGGACCCTTAATAACCTTATCATATTTTGCAAATTGTGTTTTATAAGCCTTGACCTGAATAACACCTTCAGGAGTACTTAAGGTAAATAACTTCTTTTGTGTGTTTTTAGTAAGGACCGTTCCAACAATAGATCTAATAACCATTTTAGGAACAATATTACCTTTTATGTTCCAATAACCATCAAATTCACCGTCTATCAGTTCGTTTAACTTTGAATGAGGAATAGGAGTGGAAAGCTTTTCAAGAGGATGGCCACTGTGATAAAAATTCAAAGAATCGAGTTCCCATTTTAATTCATCACCTGTGGCGTATTTATTAAATTCTATCGATCTCTCAATTTTATAAAAGGCTTCAATAAGTTCTTCTAGGTTTGCTTTAATCCAAGCACGTACGGGGTTCATTGCGGCGTCATAATAGGCGTCCCATTTAAGACTATTTATTTTATATTCTCCATTCAACATAGGAGGTTCTTTTTTCATTCACTTGCGATACCACAACACCATAATCTCATCAAGATTATAATAGCCATTAACTTTATCGCGACGTTTTCTTGCTTCTTTTGTAAAGAGATAAATGCCTTTTTCAAAAGTTAAGTTTTCAGGAACTAAGTCGTATTCTATAAGTTTATCCATGTTGCGAAGGTTTAATGTCTTTTTGCGAGGTACCAAAGTATCTATAAAGCGTTTCATTATAGTAGCTCTATCACTTTTTTCTATTGCATCAAAACAACCTGCCTTAATAAGATTCACTACACGATCTTTACTAATAAGTTTTTTACCGTCTACGACCATTTTATTTAAAAAGTCTTGAAGACTGTTATAGGGACGATTTGAGATTATTTCATTAATAATATCGTCACCTATTCTACTTATTCCTTTTAAACCAAACATGATGCTATTGTCTTCAACGTCAGGGATAAAGCCCATCTTCGCTTTGTTTATATCGGGCAATTTAATTGTAACTTTGTCTTTAAAATGACCAAGAGCGGAGACTATTTTATCGTAATTAACCTTGGAGTTTTTCTTCTTTTTCTTTTTGTCTTTAGATGTTTCCTCTTCTTCTTCGTTATCATCCGACTCTTCTTCACTAACTCAAAGGTCATCTAATTCTTCAATAAAAGTATAGTCGTTGTCGTCAACTGCATTAGCGTCTACAGAGAGACAGGCGCAATTCCATATAATAATAGGGTAATAATAGGCTAAGTTCATTTGTTGAAGAGCTATGGTCGAATAGGCCACGGTATGAAGGTCGCTAAATGAATACCCTAGTGACATTCCTATTTGTCTCTTCCATACATAGTCAAGCATTTCTTTACGAGTTCCAGCTTCAATGCCTTTTTGATAAAACATTTGACGCGTTTCCTCAATAATTTTAGGAACTTTTTTAGCAATACCTTTACGCAATTTATTAGCCTCTCTAATATCAAAGTTTGCTATTTGTGGATCCATAGTTAATTGCATAACTACTTCTTGTGAGGCGGCTACACCGTAAACGGGTTTTAGATACTTCTCTAAAACTGCTACTTCTTTGTCATTTAATCCCCACATCCTCATCTCTTGATACCAGCTCTCAATATGATTTTTGTTGCGGGTATAGATATCCAAAGGTTGTTCTCCGCCAGCCTCCTTATCCCCCATAAGACGCATCACAGAGTTACCAGTGGCTAATTCAGCAATAGAGGTGGGTTTAATTGTACGTATCGCCTTTCCTCCTGTAATTGTATCAAACTGAAAAAGTTCTACTATTTCTCCCGTATATGCCTTAGCCCACATCTCAGGTGTTGTATAATCTAAATTAGCAGGAAGAAGATAATGTTCATAGGTTGATCTAAGATTTCCTTGCCACTCCATATATTTGTATTCTAGTAAGTAATTCATACATGTACGAATCTTATCTATAGCGGCTACCGTTAATAGGTCATATTTTAAAGCACCCATCTTTTCACTATCACTTAAATCCCAAGCTGTTACTACTACACCCTTACTCGTTTTCATAGCACTATTGTGTTTAGTTAAAGAGCCATTAATGATAAGAACCCCTGAGGCATGAACACTTAAGTTAGTAACTAAGCCCTCTATTCGTTTGGCTAAAGTCCAAAGAGCGGGATATAGATTCATCTGGTTCGCGAATTGGCTTATTTTAGGCTTTTCTTCTGTGCCGTAGCGACATTCATCAAGAGTTCAGTCTACGCCACGTTCAGTTGGAACAAGAGATACGATGTAGTTAATAACCGCGTCCTCTATACCTAAACCACGACCTGCAGTACGAATAGCACTTTTGGTTTTAATCGTACCGACCGTGCAAACATTTATTACTTCGGAATTTATTGAATTAAAATATTTTTTTAGAGCAAGGAAAATTCTTTCCCGCTTCATCGACTCTGTATCTATATCAATATCCGGTAAATCAGGACGACTCTCATTCATGAAGCGCCAAAAAGGAAGTGTGAGCTCCTGACGAAGAGGGTCCAGCTGAGTAATTCCTAATAGATAGTTAATTAACGAGCCGCACGCAGAACCACGTCCAGGACCTATCAAGCTATCGCCATCTGTCCAAATGATGTCAACAATTTTGTTCATGGTGTTGAAGTAGTCAGAAAGCGGTTGTTTGCGTGCTTCACTAATAGCATTGATGTGATAAAGTTCTTCATTGAGACGTTCAAAATACTCTTTGTAGTTGGTGTTTTTGTCTTTGTAAATTCTCTTCATAAAACCTTCGCCTATTAAATAAGCTAAGTATTTATCAGCCTCGTTAGCACCAATACCAATATACTTATCAAGACTTGTAAAATTATATTGCTCCATAAGAAGAGAGAATTTATAAAAGGCTTCTTCATCTCTAGAATTCCACTCATATTGAATTTTAGGAACAATTTGATCATGGAATAGAGAATAGTTTTGACACCTGTTAGCTATTTCAATAGAGTTTTCAAACATTGTTAGTATTTTTTCTTCTCTAAAATCTTGACTGAGATAATTGAATACCTCTTGCGCGCTCATTAAGTAGGTTGCACTGTAAAACTCATCTACCTCTCGATTGCCATCGCTCTCCTTGCTATTAAGAAATTCTTTGTGAAGCTTTCTCTCATCTTTGGTAAGATAGTGAGAATCCGTTGCTACTGTAAAATTATATTTATTCCAATAAGTTGAGACCATATAACGATTATATAGACGTTGATCTTCTTGGTTGCTTGGTTGAATCTCTATAAAAAAATCTTCACCAAATAGTTCCACCATCTTCTCCAAGTAACTGTCAATAGCGTCATACTCTCCCAACTGAAATTTTACTCCGGGATAAGACCCTAGACAAGCAGTAGTGCAGATAAGGTGTCCAGGATTGGCTCCTACCACTCTTTCTATATCGCTAAGATAAGTAGGTGTTCTCATAATAACACGAAAATATCCATGGTCTCTCCATGCTATCGTACTAAGTTCCCGTAACTGCTCATGTCCTATAGCATCTTTAGCCAAAAGAATACAGTGATAGAACTTCTCACCTGGCTGGTGATTTTCTCCTGTAAGACCTTCTCTACTAATATAAATTTCATTACCTAGAACAAGTTTATATGGCTTGTCTTTATATTTTTTATTGAAGTACTCTAGTGCTTGAACGTGAGCGCTTAAACAATCATGGTCTGTAATAGCGATAGCGGCTAAACCTAGATCATAACCATAATCAATTAAGTCTTCCGTTTTGTTAATACTATCTATTAATTTTAAATTACTGTAAGATGTATGATTATGCAAAGAAGCATACTTCACCACATCACCGCCTTTCTTTATTATTATACCATAATTTTTTAAAAAAATCAAATTTTAGTAATCTTCATATCCTGTGAGTAGATCTTCAAGTTTTGTGCCGAACTTACTTTCTAAAACAGCCAATAACACGGCCATTTTAAGAACTATATCAGTTTGTTCCATTCCACCTGTAAATTCTACAGCCATGTTTATGATAACATAATCAGTATTGAATTCTTTTATAACCTTCAAAGCTTCTTTTATGTAGTATATAAGTGCTCGTTCTATCTTTTCTTCATTATGGTCTACTAAAAGAAAGGCTCTTACCATGGCACCTAAACATTTACGAGCCAGGAAATTACAAAATTCCGGAGTATAAGTTTTTTCATTTTTGGACCACAAAAGAGAAAGGGCGTGCATTAAATTATAGGAGAACTCAAATAAATATTCCTCCACCTCTCTCTTTTTATCTTTTGCTTTGCATATTTCGAATACTCTTTCTAGCATATTTATTTCCCCCTAGAACAAGGCTATTTTAGACTTAGAATCAGCGAGATTCATTTCTATTTCATCAATAATAATTTGAACGTTTTTATATCCTTGTCACTCGTTAATTTGTGAGCGTCCTATGATTTCTACTTTGAGACTGCGTCCTAAAAGGGATAAGTCTTGATATCTATTAACAAGGTCTTCATTACGAAAAGCAACAAAGGTTAGTCCACGATAGTTAATTTTGAGACTATTTCCATTTTTCCCTTGAACCCGGCAATCATCAACATCAACAATAAATTCGAAATGGAACTTAGGTTGCGGAATGCCATTGCCATAAACATGCATGATTTCACCAAACTCTTTTAATACAAGAATGTTCCAATTGTTATCATCCATACAGCAATCAACTTCTAAGCCAAAGGAAAAATCAACATCTTTATAGTAGTCATTTAGGAATTCATTGAGTGCCATAATGTTGCGGTCTTTAATTGATACGCCGAACGCATTGTCATGTCCCTCTACATAATCCATCAAACCACTAGCATTTAAAGCCTCCATAAAACTTCCAACACCAGGTAAACTCGACGCTCTACCACTACCGCGATAATAGAATTCACCATTTTCTAATACGGGGCGAAGAACTAAGGTTGGCTTGTTGTAAAGTTTACTTATTTCCATAGCAACTAACCCTGTAATATTTTGCGGCACACTTGTTTGGTCAATTTTTACTATAATACAAGCGTTGTTATGTGCACCTCTTTCTATAACCTGTTCTACTATGGCTTCTACGCTGTTCTCTTTTCGTTTATTTTGACGAGCACGTAGGTTTACGGCTGTACGGGCTAAAAACTGGTACAGAGTTTCTTGTCTCTCTCGCCCCCTGCTCATTGTTGTAATAATTTCTTCGCTTCCATTATTAATAAAACCCTCGAAGAACAATGTTTTCTCTTCCATCGTGCCACTACGAATTACCGCATTGATGAGGGGTGTTACATAAAATGCTATGTCAATTTTGTTAGGCATTTCTGTGTTAGAAATAGAGAACGATTGCTTTTCTAAAAGTGCTTTAAGCATATTATTTCTTATATTTTTTAATCCATTACTAATAATAGCATTATTATCTAAGTTGCGGGTATCCATGCAATCACTGATGATACCAACCGCCGCTAAATCTTCAAATCGCTTGTATAAAATTTTACTTCCATATTTTTCATCGTATGCTTGGATTACCTTAAACATAACCCCAGCACCGCTGAGACTTTTATTATAAAACTTTTCACTACTTTGATTATTTACTATTACTACATTTTCTACAGGGCGCACATGGTTGACTACGTGATGATCTATAATTAAAACTGTCCTATTTTGCCTGCTTAATTCTTCTTGCTCTTCGATTTGATTCGTGCCAGCATCTATAATTACCACGATGTCTGTTGTCACAGGAACAAACTCTAATCTTACTCCATGCTCTTTTCCCTCATGCATTCTATATTTAATGTCTGCAAAAGGATAGAGTGTAGTAAAGTAATTATAAAAGATAGCAGCAGATGTGATTCCGTCTGCGTCTGAGTCCACAGGCATAAAAAACTTTTTATTGTTAGAAAAGCCTCAATGTAGTTTTTCTATCATAGCCTCCATGTTTTCCAATTTCCAAGGACTTTCATAGTCACTTGGTTTTGGTTTATAGAGAAAACTATCAACATCCTTAATTCCTAGAGAGCGTAAATATTGTGAGGAAGCGCCTACAACGGGTTCGAAAGTTCTATTATTTATATACTTCATTTAATATCCCACCTGATTATTTGTTATGGTTTTCCTACTATCTTTTATAGTGGTTGAGTTGTGGTATGGTTCGCCACCACATGGTCTTTTAATATTTTCATTCATTAGATATATATTCTCTCCTTCATTAACTCCTTGAATACAACATCACCCTTGTCTATTGGTGAATCTTTATATCCAAGCCTATTTTTAAAATCCATAATAATACTTACATTAAAATAAATTGTTAATGGTTTTGCTATTTTTTTATACTCAATTAATTTCGCATTTGCTTCTTGATCGGTTGTATAGTCTGCATCAAAAGCTAAAATGACATTACTAACCTTACTATTTAATAATATCTGTATATGCTCATTACTTATGGATTGCCCTGAGGTGGCTACACTAATGTTGTTTGCACCATAAATTGTATCGAGTTTCAAAACTGATTTTTCTCCTTCAAAGATAATACAACTCTTGGTTCTTTCTATTGCTTCCCTATTTTGATAATAACCGTACAAAGTTTTACTAGTTGGGTGCCTTAGTTGTTTTCCATTATAAATAATGGGTTTGTATTTTGCAGGGGCATCTTCACCTAGATAGCGTCCTCGTACTCCCACTACGTTTCCCTTAGTATCAAAATGAGGAATAATAATACAATTATCTATGGCGTCATAGGTTATATGGTATCTTAACATTGTGTCCCAACTAATTCCTTCTTTACGCCAAAGCCCCAGCGCCTCCATGCTGAAACAAAAACGATCATCAAGAAAACTTATGTTAATGGGCTCTAAATTGGTATTTTCCACCTCGTCTATGTTATAAACAGATGTGTTATTTAATTCATAAAGTTTCGCTATATCTTCCATCATGCTTTCGTTAGCTAAATCATTGTAATCTCGACTAGTTAACTCAAACCCCATGCGCTTCACAGCGAAAGCTTTTCCTACTTGTCTACCACGTAGGGCTTCAATTTTTATGATTAAGTCGAAAATATCAAAAACTGTATTACAACCTGTATAACATTTAAACAAATGCGTATTTTTATAGTAATAAAGTTTAGGACTACCTCCACTGTGATTATGGCAACAGGTAGGGAAGATAATAAAATCACTCGTCTCTTTGTTATAAACAGGAGAATATCCATACTCACCCAATACTTTTATTATATCTTCAGGTTGAAGCTGGTCCCGCAGTTCTTTAAAACTAGCCATTATCACTACCTCCTGTTAAAAAGTCCATTACGTCTATTATCCGCTTACTATAATTCACCTGTCCCACATTAATATTATCAATTTTAAAAGTTTGAGTTGTTACAAGCAAGTCTTTTGCCCTGCAGGTTCCATAATCAAAAGAACGAAAAATCTTTACGTTTGTTAAGCTTCCACGTCGGTTTTTATATACATCTATAACTTGATTAGGTTTTTCAAGACCTAGCTGTTCAAAGTAGGTTTCTACATTAAGATATTCATCATCCATACAACGAACACCTATCATACCTATGTCTACCTTATCAGCGATCGCTTTACTGTCACGAATCATGTTTTGGTTCCGGATGAACTTTCCTTCTCAGGTACCATTCACTTGTGTTCCGGTCATAATAAAGATATCGTACATCGCAGCGATCTCTTTCAACGCATTACTTGTCAACATTAACAGTTGATCAATACGTAGGTCTCTTCGCAAGGTGGTCGGATCGTCCTCTGTTGGAATAAAAATATAGTCAAAGAAGACACTTTCCACACCCTTATTTAAAACAGGTTCTATTATCTTCGCCCTCATTTCTGGAATATTGGGCGATACTAGAACATCAATAAGAAAATTGTCTTGATATTTTTCTATAATTTGAATTGCTTGCTCTAATAGTAAATCTTCACTATTGGTAAGAGTTCCTCTTAATATCTTTTCTTCGTCTACTCCGCTGACGTATGACAAAATTAATGTTTGAATTTCATCAGGAAGTTGCTCAGTAGCTATATATAAAACCTTTTGCAATTCTCCCGACACTACTTTACCATTTTCTATTCTAGGAAAAGCCATTTTACAGGCGTTTCCCACCATCGTACGAGTTTTACCGTGACCCTGCGGCATACTTATTAAGTATAATTTTCCTGGACGAGCGCCTCTTACTATGTAATTCAATAGTTCCCCTTCAAGTTCGGATCCGACGTCGGGATTGGTTTTAAAATCTTGTACAAGAGCGCGTAATCCTTTCGCCGCTGTTTGAAAGTACTGGTCGGTTTTATTAATATTTCCCTTTTCTATTTTAACTAATTTAACTCTAAATTTATCTATAATCTCTCCCATGCTTAGACTGTTGAGTTTCATTACCTCTTGTTGGATAGATAGAAAATCAACGTCCCTGTTATAAATACTTCTAGTGTCAAACCCGGCTTTTTCTAGGTCACGAAGAATAGTAAACTTTTTCATTTTTTCATAATGAAGTTGAAACTGAGCCTCGTCCCTACCAAAATTATTTTTTTCTAATTGCATTAGAAAATTCAAACCGCCACTTTCTGTGTAGATACTATATTGTTCAGCATATTGTGCTAAATAAAGATCAACATCCTGTGGAAAAATACGCTCTGCGCCTTGTTGTGCTAGATTATAAATTGCACTAAAAATAATTTGATGGCCTATCTTAACAAAATCATTAGTCGTTAAATAATACTTTTCCCCTCTTAGTGCTGCGGGCTGTTCCATCACATACCCTAAGACATACATCGCCGCATTGCTATCATATAACTTTTGTTGAACAGAACGTTTATCTTCCATCTTCTGAGTCACTGTCCTTTATCAACGAAATATCAATAAACTTACTTTCTTTCTTTCTTCTTTTTGGTTTTATACATAAAATAGTATGGGGAGCCTCTTGTTGTTTTTTCTCAATTGCTTCTAATTGTTCTTTTTCTCTCCGAGCCTTTTCTTGAAAAAATTTATTCGATTCCTCCATGATATACGGAACAATTGCTATGCCCCGGCTATCTAATGTCTGTCCTTTTTCAAAGCGCCAAAAATAGAGAGCGCGAGCTATGTCTCGATAACCATATTTGCGCTCTCTTACTAATTTTGTTATCTGGTTGTTTATGAGCGGAGAAATCGTTTCCAAATCAAAAAACTCTTTGATTTTGCTTTCTAAGTCTAGTCTTGTGAAAGCCATTGTTCTCCTCCCCTCTTTTAATCAAGAAGACTTAATAAAAACGCCTCTATTACAAGCATTTGATTATAATAGCTCTCGCCTACGGAGCTAATACGGTTACCCTGTAATTGAGTTTTAACTAGTTGGGTTATGTCTCCTAGGTGAGGAGAATCCTTCTCGCTACATTCTTGTATCATGCGAAGGACGTTGGCACGAACCTCTTCAAAAGGACGTTCTTTTAATTCTTTACGTTCTTGAACCTGAACAGTAATTCCTTCTATTTTGACTTGTTTTTCTATTGCTATTTGTAGTTCTTTTTCTAAGTTTTCATATGTAAACTCAAACTTTTCAGTAAAATATCTAGCTCTCTTTTTAGTTTCTACTGAGGTCAAGTCGCTGTAAGCCATAACAGTTTGATATCCATCAACCACTTCTTTGCGCAAGTTGAAAATGAAGTCTGTCATTCCTCTTATTACATTGGCTGCCTGAGACTCTAGTTTAATTTTAGTTCCTACATACTCCAGTTTTTGATTCATAATATCTTTGTCGTGAGTAATGAAAATTATACCATAACCCTCTGCTTCTACCTTATTCATAGCCTTAATCCATTCTCTTTCTATTGCTTTCCAACCATTACCGTATGCTATTTCAGAGGGGCTCGTAACATTAAGTTGTTTAAGAACATAGTCATAACAATAATTATAAATAGTATCTGCGCGGTCAAAAACTACTGTGTCGTACATGGCTTTTACTTCTGGGCGACGTAATTGTCTAACAAACTCTAAGACATCATTTCACACTTTAAGACGAACGCCCCTTACGCCACTGATAAACTTAGTACCATCTTCTGTTTGTCCAAAGACAGGACGAGGAAACCGCGCTGCTACACTGGTCTTTCTAGTTCCTGGAGGACCGTAGAAAAGAAAGTTTTTACCTTTAATGGTAGGGTCTATTACACTTGGTTGTAATGCTGTTAAATCCATTTTTCTCCTCCTTTTTAAAATTTAAAGGGGTATATTACTATACCCCTGTTTCTTCCTAGATTAGACCAGCTAGTGCTGCCTTTTTGGAAGGGGCACCTTTTGCTTCTGCTGGGGTTCCAGCTGCTTCTGTTTTTGAAGTGCTCTTAAGTGCGTCTTCTTTAATTTTTGCACCGCTAATAGCATAAGCTTTTACTAAAGCAGCAATTGCCTCTGCAGAATACTCACCTTCGCCTACGATAGGTTTGTTGCCACCTGTAATATAAAAGTGTTTTTCACTACGAGTTACTGTTCTTATAGTAGGTTCGCCAAAATCTACTTCTTCTGTTATAGTTTGAACTGATACTAAATTAGAGATTTCACCTTTAATTTCTACTGTTGCACCTTGTTCATAATATTCACGAATGTGTTGAGCTGCCGTAAAATTATCTTTCGCAACTGTAAATTGTACTTCGAACATATTGTCTTCTTTATAGTTCGCTTGAGCAAGGGTAATAGTATAGTATTGTAATTCTCCTGCTTCGTTATTCTTTTCGGCTAATTCTCTATATACAAACCCTCCAAATTTAAATTCTGCTTTGTCCTCTGTTTGATTTCTTGATGCTAGATTAATGATGTTAAAGTTAATTTTTGTCACTGGGACTAATTGGTTGTTTTTAGTAGACCAAAAACGCTCGCCTGATAATGACGCTCCAGAAACAACCACACGCTTATTTAACATATCTTTAATATTTACGATACTATTGTAATTTTTGTTAGGTGTTCCATCTTTCTTTAAAGCGCTTGTAAAGTTTTCAAGTTGAATAAGGTTTTCTTCACCTCTAATAACACATTTTAAAATAATGCTTGCTGACACATAAGGAATTTCCTGTCCTTCGCGTTCAAAAGTACCCTGTGTTAGTCTTTTAACTTCAACTAATTCACCAATAAAATAACATGAATTTGTGTTTAACATTAATTTTTCCTCCAATTAATTCCTTTCTAATTTAATTCGCTTAAATCTATACTCAAGCCTTTTTCTGTTAACCAATAACGTTTATGAGTAACCAATTTAGGTTTTCCCGTTTTCGTATCTATAACTTCCTCTTGGGCATCCTCTTTATCTAGATACCCTCTATTTTCTCCGCAAAGACTTGTTAAAACCGGATTAATAGACTTAGGTGTTGTGCCAAGGCGTTCCGCTATCTCAGAAGCGAACCAAGCTCCTTCGTGAGCTTGCATGTCAGCTAAGATGAGAATCATTTTTTCAGTTAATGCTGGCTCTGCCTTGGGCGCTTTAGTTGTTTTTGTTGCCATTCCGAGTCCTCCACATAGATGTTTTATTTTTTACATATATATTATATCACGTTTTTAGTCGTTTTGCAAATTCTCAATACAAACTTTTAGCCAATGTTAGAAATTTGATTATCTAAAATTGCCCCCACTGCAGTTTTGCCTTTTGGTGAGTATTTAGACCACTCTACTCTTTTCATCTTACCATTGTTTAAATAGAACATAGGAGAAGATACTAGCCCCACGAAACGAGAATTAGGGGTAATATTAACAGTAGAAAAACCTAGTTCCTTAACTGGACAAACCTTAGCTTGTCCTTTGTCATTTATAGTATAGAAGAGGTCTTCACCTTCTGCTATAAAAACACCTAGAATATTAGCATCCTTAAGAAGCTTTTTACCTAAAGTTAATTTTCCCATATCTTTAATTTCAGCAACAGGAATAACCTTAGCCTTATCATTTTCTAGCCAGAAGACGGCCATGGCATCGTTATTGCAGGAGAAGGCATACATTAGTTTATCACCTTCCTTAACCTTACAAAGTTTTGTAGTATTTTTATAATCTTTACGACTAGTTTTTTTGATATAACCATTTTTAGTGACAGTTAATATCACATCTTTTGTGGCATCGTCTATAAACAAATATTTTGAAGACTTGCCACTTGTTACCACGTCTGCCGTCGAACCATCGTGATTAAGAATTCTAACGGGTTTGCCTTTATTATATATTCAATTGATAGGTTTGAAGCGAGCATATTCATTGCCCTTTTTCCACACTTCCTCAAAGTCTTCAACTTTAATATTAACTAATCTTCCATCGCTAATAATAGTAGACATACTTTCTGGCACCTCTTCTTTTCTAGACTCCTCGCTGGAACCTATCTCAATAGTGGTGCGCCTTTCGTCTCCAAACATCTTAGACATTTGTTTAAGATTTTCTTTAATTAGGGGGATACGTGCAGAGTTGTTTTCAATCAACTCAGTTGCCCTTTTTACTTCTTCTTCTGCCTTTTGAATTTTAATCGTTATTTCATTTACGTCAAGCTTAGTTAAACGTCCCAGTTGTAGATTTAAAATTGCTTCTGTTTGGTCCAGATCAGTTCCTAAAATCTCCATTAATTTTCTACGAGCTTCGTCTTTACTGTTACTGCCACGAACAATAGAAATAACCTCATCAATTTTCGTGGTGGCTAAGGCTAAACCTTTTTGAATATGAACAAT